AGGATTACCATCTCCCTCACCAGCTAAATCTATATCTTGAGCTCCAATCTCATCTCCCAAATCTCTTATACTTTTTTCTACTAAAACTTCATTTTGACTTTGCATTGATAGTATTTGAGAGCTATAAGGTCTAAAAACTGGTTGAGTTTGACTTTGTGCTACTAAAGTAAAATCACAGAATACATTATCTACCCATACAATTCCTTGTTGTGTGTGACCTGTAGAAGTTCCATCACCATTAAAGTAAATACGCCAATTCTGACTTAACTGCCAATCATCTGGAATCTTTATTTCAATATCAAATCTCTGCCACTCTCCAGCTACTTCAGGCGCTACGATTTGAGTTGTTGATGGATGAACCACATAGTGATATCTTGGCGGTGAAATTGCTACTGTTTCCCAAGCTGCAGTTTGCCCATTCCATTTCCATGCGCCACCTTCACTAAGAGTTCCATCTTTAGTTGGATTAAAATCAAAAGAAAATATACCAGAACCATTATCATATATTGGTTCTGCTACAGGATCATATTCTAGAAAATCAGATTCTGAAGCATGAACTCCATAATTATCAGCTGATGGATTTCTAACACCATAAGTTAAATCTGTTGGAATTGCATCGAATAAAAAAGTAGTAACTCCTATTGAACCTTTTACCACCCCAGCGTTGTAAAAAACTTCTTGAATATCTCTTTCGTACTCTAAATCCCCATCACCATCAGCTCTTCTAACTCTTACTTCATTATGTATTGCATTAAATCTAGACCAATCAGAAGAAGCTGTAGCATCTTTAGGAAACCAAGCTGCTGGTTCACTTTCTAAATGAGGAAATTTAGCTGATAAGTTTGCTGGATAATCATCCATACTATTAAGAGTATCATTAGAAATATCTCCATTACCGTCATCAGCTCTGTGAACTTTACTTCCTACTGCGTAGTAATATCTAAATTTCTCACTTTTTCTTCTAAAAGTAACTTCAAATGATAAATTATTTTCATTTATTTTATCGTTTAGAAGTGAACTTATATTTGTTTTTACACTAGCAGGTTTATTCTGATTAGAAGCATTTGGTGTATGGTAAAAGTTATTATCTCCTTTTTTTATTTGAAAAAATTTATTGGAAGTATCTAGATTTCCTCTACCATCATTGTAAAATATAATGTAATGGTTAGTTCTTACTCTATTAAGAGGTCCGTCATCTTCTTCATTATATTTTCTAGCTCTTGTAACTGATTGAATAAACCCATTTTCAAAAATATCATCATACAAAGATCTTTCAACACCATCTTCACCATCAAATTTTTTGGTTCTAAATACGGTGCTATCAAACCAATCCTCAATAGGTTGACATATTATATCGTCATTATCGTTACTGTTTGCTTTTCCTTGCCAAACTAAATCATCTTTAAATAAAACATATCCATCACTACCTATTTGAGTACCAGTTTGCCATCCTCTATTTTCTCCTCTGTATGTTTCTCTTTTATATTTAGCAAAACCTTGTCCTGGAGTTTGAAATGGATGATGATTCACTGCTTTTGGATTATTTACAGTTCCTTCAGGAGCAACAGGCGCGTTTTCAAAACCTGGAGCATTTACCCACGCATCACCATTCCATACCCATTGACCTTCAGTACTTAATGTTCCATTAGCATCACTTATATTTTCTTCCCATGTAAAAAGTGGTTGTGGTCTAGACATTGTTCCTTCTTGTTCATACTGAATCTCACTAATTATCCAAGCTCCTACACCACGAGGAAATAAACTGGTAGTATCTCCTACTTGTAAATTTGTTATTACCGCTTCACTTAAACCATCATATTGTGTTAGTAATCCAAAAACACTTCTTTCTGGTTCATCTTCTAACAGCGCTGAAGTTCCTGGTGCTTGATATTCTGCTGGAGGACTTGTAGGTTGAGTTTCCGTACTACCAGGAAAATTTGGATTATAATAACCTGTTGGTGGATTTTCTGGTTTTACTTCTGACTCTAACCTATCAGGATACCTAACCATTACCTTTACACCTTTGTTAGCAACTGTACTCTTTACATCAAAACTTATATTTATAAGGTCTCCTCTACTTATTCCAGACGATAATAAATCACCCATCTGTTGATTTATAGATAATCCTCTATAACGTTGTTCATTTGGCCATGCTGGTAAATCCATAAAAGCTTCATTTTGGTCTGTAAATTTAATACAATTACTACCACCAACTCCTTCGTTTTGAACTATTTTTGCATGATAACCATAGGGAGCAGTGCCAAAAAATGGATGAGTTTCACTATTGTAACTAGCAAATCCAGGAGTCCAATTATTAGCTCTAATCGCATCATCGTGTAAGTTTGAATCCCACTCATATTGATTTTCTGCAGTAAAAACTGTTCCATCATTATTTGTAAAAACATTTTCAAAATCTGGATTGTTAAAAAAATTATTTTCAGTTCTAGCAGGTACTGTTATTTCATCTATTTTGTAAACATCATTAATTGTTATAGTTCCACCAACCATTTTATCTGTGAAGATAAAATTATCATTAGAAGTAATTTTCAATCTTTTAGATTCATATAACTCACCTACAATTTGAATATTTTCATTTATGTTATTTGATATAATAGAAGTTTGTATATCGACAAATTCATCAATATAAGATCCATTTATATTTTTTGGTTTTAATCTAATTTCAGTTCTACTTGGAGATATTAAATCAATTTGATATTTCAAATCCTCTATATTTAATCGTTCTACAGTAGTTGAATTACTTTTATATTGTTCTTCAGTTGCTGCAAATATTAGTCCATCTTCGGTAACATGAACTACATTCATATTAGTATAAACATCACCTCTTTTAGTAGTAGATGTATTGAGTGTGTGAACTAAAACTGAAGATTCATCTCCAGCTAACTTTCTAAGAAAGTTGTACTTTACATTGAAAGTTCCACTTTGATAACCCATATTTCTTATATGTTTGCCAGGATAAAATTCAATATTATTGGTTGATGTATTAACCATAAATTCTGATAAAGGTAAGTTTTTAAATTGTATCAGATTATTATTATCATCAAAAAGTTGAAAATGAACAAAATCTCTTGATGCATGTGTTCCCCACGAACCATCTTCATATGGTTTTTGACCTACTTTTATCTGAAGATTGGCATCAAGTAATTGTAAATCTTTTTCTTTTAATTGACTTGACATTATGTTATTTCCTTAAATTCTCTATCTACCACCTCATCTAGTACACTACCATACTCTAAATTTATTTTTAATTTTTTTACACTCATATTATAAATAATCTTCGTTTCAGGATCTTCAGGTAATTTATTTTCATAAGGGTCTTCAAACAATAAAATAGAACCATCATTTTTATGTCTAACTAACTGACTACCATCATTAGCTGCTCCTAATGCATCAGATTCTTGAACTAATTTTTGTTTCTTTATTAAATAATACTGTTCATCTTTATCAATCAAATTTTGATAAAATGGTAGTTTGTTTAACTCCTCTTGTGTGTATGGCATTTTTTATCTCACAACTTTAAATACGAAATCATCATCAAAGTATTGTACTGTTTCTTCATCAGTATTACTTCCACTAACAACTTTGAACTCAAACTTATAATATCTCTCCGATTGTAAACCATTCATCCAAAGGTTAAAGTAATTACCAGTTGAATCACAACTTATAAGAGAGCCTGTACCATAGGGTATAATTACATCTTCAGTTTGAGCATCTCTTACTGAATAGTAAGCTCCTGTTCCACCTATTTGTTCTACACTACCACTTGGTAGATATTTTGCTGTTAAATACTCTGAAGCAGTATTGGAATAAGATTTAGTTGGATATTTTGCTCTACCAACTAATCTAAATTTTACTTTTGATTTTTCTTTATATTCTGGTCTTAAACTCTTCATATAAACTGTCATATCTTCTAACTCTGAAGATACTAACGGATCTAAAGAACCAGTACTCCACTTTGTATCAAACCATTCAACTTCTAATTTTGGTGGATATATCGTATGAGTTTGTCTTGAAAAGAATTTAAAGTTACCCAATCTGTCTTGACTTCCCTCATCGGTATTTTCATCTGTATTTCCAAGACTACCACTTCTTTTAATTATAAAGCCTTCATTCGGGTAAGTTTCATCTAACCATTTATTTACTATTGGAGTAACATCCATTCTCATATCATCCGTTTCATATTCAAATGATTGTGAAGCATAAACTTCAGAAAACCAAGTTCCACCAGAAGCAGATACAGTAGCTGACCATCTAGTTGATTGAGTTAATCCGTCTCTAAATTCCCAACTAGCACCTTCTGTAGTTGTTGGATCGTCTCCATAAAATCCTTGCCCTTCTTGCCAACTTTGACTTATTGGATAAGCATATAAAGATTGAGATGTACTTAAATTTTGTGAATTAGCATCAAACATATTTAAATAAAATTTAGGATTGGATATAGTACCATCCACAATAGATGCTGACACTTCACTTAAATCAAATTTCATAAGTATACGAGATACTTTAATGTTACCACCAGAAGTGCTCATAGTTTTTTGTATTTCTAGTATCTCATCTAAACCAGTGTTACCACTACCTGTAGCCTGATATAAAGTTGTATCTATATCAGGAAAAATAAAATAATTCATTAGTACGATCCTCCATTAGAACTGCCAGGACTTCCAGCCGAATCACCAACTACACGGCCTTCAATATCAACATTTGGAAATTTTAACTCAAAACAACTTGGGTCTACAGATGGATATATAATACCATCTTTAGTTGCACTTATTATATCAAAAACATTTCCTGAATAACCATCCGCTTCTACATATTTATTCGTTATTAGAATAGAATTTTTATTTGAACTTTCTTCTTCAGGATTAACTACAGCAGCAACACCATCAACTAAAGATATCTGATAAGCTAAATCAGCTAAAACAATTGGTTGTCCTATTTGCCACTTATCTATATTAAAGTACTCTTTAACTACTTGTATAGCTTTAAGAATCACTTCTTCTTTGTTATATCCAGTTTTAGCAAGTATATTAAATTTAACTCCTATGTTAATTACAAAAGCATCTTTTATATTTACAGCATCCGTTACCATTCTAAATTGAGTTAGGTAAGTTTGGATATTTTCCTTTACTGCTTGATTTATATTAGATAATCTTTTGCCTGCATCAAATCCCAAAACATACAAATTAAGAGCCAATGGATTTATTATTCTATCATCTGCATTCGCTCCTGATTTACTGTCCAATTGGGTATCTTGTACTATATAAGCTTTTGCAATATTACCATACTTTGCTGGTAAAGCATATACTCTTGTTATATAATCTTCTTTAGTAACTGCTCTTTGTTGTGCTTGAAAATAAGCTAAAGCATTATTCTTAACTTCAATAATACTTTCAGGACCCCTACCACCTGCAGCCGGAATTGGATTATTTACAGCGATAGAATTTCTTGTTGTTGTAACTAAAGCAGTTGATAGTCCTGTATCATCTAATGTAACATTTGAAAATTGTACATTTCTTAAACTATTTGAACGAATGTTGTGATTTACTCCACCACCATATCTATACTTTATTGTCAATGTAGTATTAGATGGTGCTTGTCCATAAGCCTTAGTATTTAAAAAATTAGAAGGATCGAAAGCTGTGTTTAAATAAGTTGGAGAACCAGGTAAAGAAGAACCAACCTCATCTGGATTTGGAACTATTTCTTCATCAGGACTATCAGATGTACCAGCTCCAAATCTCAATTCCGTTTTGCCATCT